CCCGAGTTTCTGTAATACTTGTGACTCGTGCACTACTCGCAAAACGGCCTGTTCTATTTACAAGTGCCGGATACCCCATATTTTTATATACTTGTTTTGGTAATAAAGCACTCAATAATGCCACCAGTCTAGAAGGGCTTTCTTTAATTACTTTTTTCTTTGTTCTACCCTTAGCAATACTAGGGGAAGGCAGTCCTACAGGAACTTTTTCAAAAGTCATAAACTTAGAATAATTTGAAGCATTTTTTCTAGGTTTTTTTGGCATACCAAAAACAAATATGTTTCTAGCAGTTTTAAACTTTGAAAAAATTTTATATTCTATATCGTCTCTAACTCTTTCAACTTTGCTTTTACTACCTTTTTGATTCGCTAAATCCCTACTTTCTAACCATACCTGTAAATCTTTTTCTAGGTCTGCACGTATTCTTGCAAAGTCTGTTGCTTGCTTTTTATCATTAATACTTTTTGGACCTAAAGTAATTTTTACATAGCCATCATATTTACCGCTTTGATAGTATGTAATTTTATACTGTTCTATTAGTTGGCGCATTTTAGTATAGTATGCGCTTCCAACAAAACTTGTAAATCTACTATTTGAAAGGGCATCAAAATACGCTTCTAATCGTGCAGACCCTACTGTAGTATTTCCTTGATGTAATCTTACTACTTGTCTGTTAAAAACAGATTCTGATAGCTCTTCGCCTAGTTCTGCTTCTAAAGAGCTTCTAGCTGCATTTCTTATAAGCTTCCAAACAGTATCACTATTTTTTGGTAAATCAAAGTAAAGATTATGAGATGTTACTCTTTCCCCGGCAGATAGTCCTATACCGTTTCCCTTCTCAGACTGTAACTCTAACCAAGCTTTTATCTCTTTAAATACTTTACTTACAGCGTTATTTAGTTGTCGATCTGTAGGAACTACTTGACCATCCGTTGCGGCTAGTACTCCTTCTTGAAAAGCCATTTTCATAAGCTTTCTATTCAATCGAATTTTTTGCTTATTTCTATCTACAGCTCTTCTTAAAGGTTTATCCCCTAAATCTTTATCAAGTTTTGCTAAAAAAGCGTCTAAACTTTTTTTACTCATGAGATTCTGTACATGTCCAGAACTCTTCGTATATGGTCTGGAAAGCCTGGATCGCTTCTAATAGAAGAAGAGGGCACTCCTTCTCGAGTCGCAGTTCCAATAGTCTGTCTCTCTTTGTGTTCGTTATTATGGTAGTAAGTAATAATATCACCAACAGCAAGTTGCAAGTCTGCAGGTATTGTAGCATAGCCTGCCTGATAAACTACTTTTACCGAACCTACACCTCTTGGAAAATTTCTATAAGCTCCGCTCTCATTAGTTCTAAAAATAGAATCTGATACTCTATCTAAATACCAAGAGTACTGAGCCGGAGAACCATTACCATCTGCAAATAATTCTGTATACTCGGTTCCTTGCGATGATCTCTCAAAAACTCCTATAACCGAAATAACAGGACTTTGCTTTAATTGAACTACATAAGTATCCCACTGAATATTAAACTTTTCTTCATATCCAGGTGAGCCTACATAAGCATCAAACTCATTATTACAATAAGTTCGGACAAGCTGACTTACACTCGTAATTAGCGTCTCAAATTTATCGTCGTACTGAGTAGAATTTATGCCTTCTAAAAGCTTATACTCATCTAATGTAATTAAATCGGCCATTTAATCTCTCAAAAGGCTTGGGAGCCCGGAGGCTCCCATCCTAAGTAGTTTTTACCAAACTGCTTCGATAATTTGCTTATCAGCACCTTGGTCTGCAAACATGCAGTCAAAGCCACGACGCTGCGTAGCAACCAATACACGACGCTGGTTTTCAACATCATAATCGGTTTCAACAGTAGCACCACGCTGAACGGGTACTACGAAGTTACGAGGATTCACTGCAACGGCGCAAGGTGCACCATCTGCTGCTGCAGGGAATTCGTCACATACATATACGGGTGAGCCGTATGCGCTACCCATAGCACCAGTCAACTTCAGTGCCATGTCACTACCAACATCCGTGATGTTAGCAAATTGAGTATCCTCAAGCAATGAGTAGTAAGCTGCGAGAGATACGATAAACATTACGTCCGTAGGACGACGACCGTATTTACCCATCAAAGTACGCATTGTAAGTAAATCTGCTGCTGCAAAAGCACCAGAGGTTGAGAAAGGCGAAATAGGAGCACCTACTTCGTGAGTAGCGCCCTTACGAGCCAAAAGACCTTGATACTGGCTAGAGATAAGATCGCTACCATGCTGACCCATCAAAAGTGAGTGTTCGATAGCGCGTGCGTGGGCACGAACCATAGACTCACGAATCAAAGGCAGTACGGGAATAATTGCGTCTTCTTCAGTTTCGTTAGCAATGTAAGACTTAGAAACCAACTTCGCAGTGGTAAGAACTTTAGAGCCCAAACCAATACCGCTATTAGTTCCGTGAGCAGTATCACGATCCTCCAAGTCACCCTTGAAAGCAGAACCAGCACCTGAACCAGCAACGCTAGGGGGTGAGGCGGGGGATACGAATGAAGCGTAACCTGCATCGGGCATGGTCGGTACAACCAATGAAGCTGCATTCATCTGAATCTTACGGAACATCGGGTCGAGAATCAACTCCAACTCAATGTCACGCTCGAGAGCCGTAGAAATAACGCTCTCAAAATCAGACGTAGCAGAGGTAGGTACAGTAACACCAGAATCAATGTTTACTTTTTGGAACAATTGCTTACCAAGTTTCGTATCCCAACCTTTCTTGGTAATCACACCAAGCATATGAGCCTCAACAAGTTCTGCTTCATACTTGTCTGCAAAAGATTTAACTTCGCTACGGTCAGCGAATACACGCTTACTTTCACGCATCTTTTGAATTTCTTCGGATTTTTCAGCAAGTTCTCTTTCGAACTGCTTTACAATCTCCATGTGGTCGGCATCTTTTTGAGACATTTTAGCCTCAACGTCAGCCATTAATTTCTCTGCACCGCTTGATACGGCGGTAGCAATACGCTGTTCTTCAGCAGCTTTCTGAGCTTCAGCTTCGGCAGCAGCTTTTTGTTCTGCTTCCATCTTAGCTTGCTCTTCTGCCTTGCGCTCAGCGTCTTTCATTGCCATTGCAGCCGCAGTCTTTTCGACAGCAGCGGCTACGATAGCGTCGATATCAATATCGCTCATAGTTTTCTCCTGTGCTTCGACTTGTGATAAGTCTTTTGGCATTGATTCGTTGGAATGTTTTTCAAACTCAACAGTTACTTTATCTTCAGTCTCCCGAACATTTAGTACATGCTTCTCCTCGGAATCGTTTAGTTTGAAAGATTTCTTGAACTCTTCATAATCCCTTTCGGAATCAAAAGATTTCGCAAGAGAAAAGGTTGCAGCCTGGTTAGCAGGAACCGTTACTACCGAAACCTCCAATAGTTCTGCATCCTTGATCTTGTATCCATCGGTTTCCGTCATATACTCCGCGTCCTTGACTCGGAAACCAACAGAAAAAGCTCCAAGAACGCCCTCTTTAATTAATTCGCCTACGTGACCAGCAGATTTAGCAATTTTTGCTTTTAACTGCAGACCATTATCATTTGTACCAAGCTGAACTGCCCGGCCAATCGGCTGATTGTAGTCATGATTAAAAAGAATTACGGGGTTATTAAGATAATTATTCAGCCCACCTTTTGTCCAGGCTTCAGTCTCAATAATGTCTCCAACTCGGTCAGTATTATTAGTACTGGCCATTCCAGCAATATGCAGGTCGTCTCCTTCCTCAAATGCTTTAAATGTGGAGCCAATATGAAAAATTTTATTCACTTGATTCTCCTGTAGCTGCTCTTAGCTTCTCAAGAGGACTAAGATCAGTTTCTTCTGCCGGTTCTAAAACGGGCTTTTCATCATGATGCTCTTCTTTTACGCTGCCGAGGGCTGCGATTCTAGCAGCATCCTGTTTTTCTAACATCGTAACAACTCTTTTATAGTTGCCTAAATGTTTTTCAATAAATGCTAAAGGGTGAGGGGCCTTTCCAGCTTTGAAAGCTTCATTATATTCTCGAATATTTAATACTCTGCCTTCTTGCTCAAAAAAAGCTAATAGATTTTCTCTAACCTCTGATTTTCTAAGGGCTTTCGCCATTTGTATTGTCTCCTTGATCTGCAGGCCTTCCTCCTTCTACAGGATTTGCGGCTGAACCGGCTATATTTGCTGGAACTCTTAGTTCATTTGCTCCAAATTGTTCGTCATAGTTTAAAGCTTCTCTTGCTTCGTTCGGAGTAATAATTCCTGTGTTTACAAGAGTAGCGTAATATGCTGCTGCGTCCCGAAGTTCGGGCTGAAGTGCAGGAATATTACTAACATCTTCTGTGATTTCATAACCAAAAAATCGTTCTAAAGCGTAATTCATTTTTCGGATAATAGGCAGAATTGTTTCAAGATAATAAAGTCTGTGATTTGGACGAATATTTGCGTTATTTCCAGAATCTAACATGATTGGTGGTAGTCCAAGAACCTTTAAAACCTCTTTCTCCGCACTTTCTATAGAATTTTCGAAGTCTAATTCTCGAAAACTAACATTTGTAAGGTTATCTAAGTCCATACCGCCGTCTAAAATCAATGGTCTTCTGCCACCACCATCTGGACGATAGCGAGTCATCCAAGATTGAATCATTCTTTCTTTGTTTTTCTCGCTAATTACTGAAGGGGACTTAATTATAAGACCCGGAACGGCCCCGTTTTTGAAAAAGTTATCTTGAAACTCTCTCATACGAGTGAGTTGAGACATTACACGCTGTGCGGCCCTTAAACGACTTGTTCCTCGATAAATGCTGTGAAAAGAATTTTCTTTTACGTGAATTATTTCTTTAGGACTATAGTCTATACTGCTCTGAAAAACATATTTTTTAACATATGTCTTCTTATCAGGCTCAATATCAGTGTAATTCGCTGGAAGATGGTAAAGATGCGCCCCATCGAAATAGATGAAAATATTTCCGTCTAGTATATAGTCGATAATGAGGTTTCGCTTGAAAGTAGAAATATCTTGAAAAGGGTTTGGTTCTTTGTTGAGTAATAAATCAACACGAGAACGTCTTACACCTCCTACAACCGAATTCAATCCTTGAATTGGCTCACCTACTCGAAGGGGGATCTCTGCCGTGTCATCAACAATCATATTGACAGCACGATTCACAACTTCTAAATATTCATAATATGCTGTGTAATTAGTAATAAGTTCTCTGGAACCAATAGGTCCCGAACCTTCTAAACTAACTACAATCTCTTCTTGCGCTGGATTTAGTTTTTCTGTTTTCCAGAAGTTATACCATGCCATACTTTTCTCGTTGTATTTCTACCCAGCGCATTTGCTTCTTTGCTGT